TTATAAATATAAAAAATGATTGATAATTAAATAATATTAATTATAGAATGGAAGAGTATAAATTACTATTAAAAAAGTATAGAAAGTTGCAAAAAAAACATGTTAAAATTAGTTTACAATATAGTTCATTTACACACAAAGGTCTTTGTCGCGAAGATGCTATGTGTGGAATAGATATAGATATCACTAAGAAAATTAAACTTAAATTAAACAAATCGGATAATTATTATAACAAAAAGATATTTTATATCAAGAGATGTATTGACATGATTAAAAATAAGAATAAGCACTTACTTGACGCCATTTCACGTTCAGTATATTAGGTTGAATTCTCATTTTTTTATATAAAAAATGATTTCTATATAATAGTATTGTGGATTATGGATTATAGTTTTATAAATGCGAGGCCACAGGATTTTATTAAAACTAATAAGAAAAAGGATATTATAAATGTTCTCGTAGAAGCCGATAAAGCATTTTTCAATAGTGGTCAACCTAAATTAACTGATGATATTTATGATATTATCAAAGACTATATTCGCAAAAAATATCCAAAAGATGCTTATTTGAAAAGAGTTGGTGCTGACGTTGATAATAAGGTCGTTTTGCCATATTATATGGGTTCTCAAAACAAAATCAAAGATAGTGAAAGCGAGATCACTAAGTACAAGAAAAAATATCCGGGTCCTTATTTAATTAGTGACAAGTTAGATGGTGTAAGTGGTATGTTTGTATATGAAGGTGATAATGTTAAATTATATACTCGCGGGAATGGTAGGGAAGGTCAAGACATATCACATTTGCATAAATATATCAGTGGATTCCCCAAGATTAAAAAGCAAGATAAGTTAGCTGTACGTGGTGAATTTATCATATCAAAAGATAATTGGGATAAATTGAAGAAAGTGGACGATACCTTATCTAACCCACGTAATACTGTAAGTGGTGCAATTAATTCTAAAATATTAAATAAGCAATTATTGAAAATGATAGATTTTGTTGCATATACTTTGGTATTCCCCAATTTACCAAATGGTCTACCAGAGTTGGATAAAATGAAATTCAATGTTGTAAATAATACTGTTGTTGATGATATTAACTTAGCATTCTTATCAAAGAATTTAGAAGATTCTAGAAAGAATAAATATGTCATTGATGGTATTGTAATTTCTGATATTAGTAAAGTATATGAAATTGCACTTGGAAAAAATCCTGAACATTCATTCGCATTTAAATCAATACACACATTAGAACAAGTAGAAGTTATTGTCAAAGAAGTTGAATGGAATATATCTAAGGATAAATACATGAAGCCTATTGTTAAGTTTGATGAAATTTTATTGGATGATGTTAAAATTAAACAGGCAACTGGTTTCAATGCTGGATATATTGAAAAGAATAATATTGGTCCTGGTTCAAGAATAGTTATTATACGTTCTGGTAATGTTATTCCACATATACAATCTGTATTAACTGCATCTGCAAATGGAAAACCAAGTATGCCAGGTGAATTAGATAAGGATTATAAATGGAATGACACACGTGTAGATATTATTAAAATTGGCGAGGGTAGAAATGCCGATTTTGATATCAAAAATATAGTGTATTTTATGAAAACAGCAGAAGTTGATAATATGGGTCCTGGTAATATTACCAAGATATATAATGCAGGATTTCATAATATCAAAAGTATATTAAAAATACAGAAGGAAGATTTGTTAAAAATAGAAGGGTTTAAAGGTAAAAGCGCGGATAATATCTTGAAATCTCTTGAAAAAGTGAAAGAGTTAGATTGTCTTGTTTTAATGGACGCGTCAAATATGTTAGGTAGGGGATTTAGTTATAAAAAGATTAAAATGATAACAGATGTATATCCAAGTATATTAATAGATAATGCCGAGAATCGCGAGAAAAGCCTTAAAATATCTGTTGAAGACCTTATGAAAGTAGAAGGAATAGCGGAAATAAGTGCCAAATTATTCATAGAAAATCTACCAAGATTTTATGAGTTCTATGACAGCCTTGGTGTCAAATGCAAGGGTATTGAAGAAAAGGTTGATAAATTGGTTGAAAAGGTTGAAAAGACTGAGAATGCTAATATCAAAGATAAAAAGTTTATATTCACTGGGTTTAGAAACAAAGATTATGAAAAAATAATAGTAGAAAATGGCGGTAAAGTAGTTACATCAATATCTAAATCAACTCATTATTTAATTGTTAAAAATAAGACGGAGAAGTCAGGTAAAATAGATAAAGCAACAGAATTAGGTGTAAAAATCTTAGATATTCCAGAATTTGAAATGCTAATAAAATGAGTACATAATTAATAAAAAAGTATAAATTATAAAAAGTTTATAAAATCTCTAAGAAAATCAAATTATGTACTCTTTTTTTTAATGATCATTTTAGAAATATCAATACTTTCTATATAATAATTGAATATATCTATGATAAAGTAGTTATTAATATATAACATTGAACATATAATCATCATATTGGTGAGGTTATTGTAATTCATCATTTGTATAATTATATGCCCTATCTTAATAATCATTTTTTTCAACTAATAATACATATAAAGACAAGATTAAATATATTATATGGAAGATATAATTACTTCCAGGGCTCTCATAGCTCAGTTGGTAGAGCGCGAGGCTTTTAACCTCGTGGCCGTGGGTTCGAGCCCCACTGAGAGTGGCTAATTTATTTTTATAAAGTTATTAATAATATTTTGTAGTATATAATAAAAAAAAAGAGTACATAATTTGATTTTCTATAATTTTTATAAACTTTCTATAATTTATAAATTTTTTATTAATTATGTACTCTTTTTATAAATAGCAAATGTATAAATCATTTCAGAATGTTGAAAAGTCATTGACCAGTAGTTTATATCGCGCAAGGAAACGCATTGAATATAATAAAGATATATATATGGACGAAAATCATAAAACGATGTGTGAATATTATAAGAAATATCAAGAATTATCAAAAGAGTTTTCTGGTAAAAAAACTAATATAACATATAAAACGTTTAAAATTGATAAACACATTTTATCTGATACACACGATGATGATGAAATAGTATTCAAGAAATATGAAATAAACATTAATTTATTATATAATGATTATAATAAAAAATTTATAAATAAATTATATGTTACAGTAAATCCAGATGATTATAATGAATTTATTGAATCGCAAAATGCATTCATAAAATCATTAACATCAGAAGAGTTATACACATTAAGATGTCATACACATGACGGAGATGTTATAGTAAATTATTTTATTAATAATAAATTCAATATTGATGTTAATATTGACGAAGTTGATTATCACGATAGTAGAAAATCAAAAATCATAGTCAATAAAAAACAATTCAATGCAAATAGAGATTATATTTTATTTTATTATCAAATTAAAAAATATTTATACAATACTGATAAGAAATTTAAAGACTATACAAGAATAGATTTAGAAGATTATATAAAAGAGAATTATGTATCATTTGATTGGAAAAATATACTTAAAATCTATATTAAAGACATATATAAAATATTTGAAAAATCGCCTGTTATTAAAAAACCACTTGTATTTTATAGAGGTGTTAATGACGAATACTATATCAAAGGGTCGGTAAAAGGAAACTTTATTTCTAAGACATTGAATAGTGCCTCCTTTAATTTCAAAGAAGCTGTTTCATATATGGGTGGTAAATGTTGTGTTATGAGAATAAAGTTAACGAAAGGAAGCAAAATTATACTAATTGACAATGTCAGTAATTATAATGAAGCAGAAGTTTTATTACCTTTTAATACAAAATATTACATTGATTATCCAAGACATGAAATAAGTTATTATAAAACAAGTGAAATATGTCCCGATGAATCCAAAAGTAAAAAAATAATTGTATCTGATTTATCTGTAATAGAAGGATTGAGATCATATCCTCGCTCTTCTCGTAGTCCTCGCTCTTCTCGTAGTCCTCGCTCTTCTCGTAGTTCTCGATAACCTTCTTATGTTCTAAATAATAATATTATTGTTATTTAGAATGAGATATATATTTATAGATATTCGTAAGAGCGATGAGGTATATAATAAACGCTTTGCGCCATCAGGAGATTATGGATATTATAATATACCAATGGATATGATTAGATTTAATCAACATACTATACGTAAACATCTAGAATATGCTAATGAAATCTATATAGTATGTAGATCAGCTGGGCGTTCTCAATATATTAAGGATAAATATTTTGCTAATGATGCAAATATAAAAATAAGTAAGGATTTGCAATTTAATAATTTAAATTATGGGGGTAATCTAATCAAAATTAATAATGATACACACAACATAAAGGTTGAAGGGACACCAGGAATTAATTTTTATAGCATAATGCGTATAGTTCAAACCTTCTTAGGATTATTAATACTAATGTTTGGTGGTTTAACATATATGGAAATGAGTAAGTATAAGAATGCTAATGTTATACCATTAGTTATTTTAATGGTATTTGGATTAATGGCTCTCGTAAATGGTCTAACATCAACTTGTACATTATCTTTAATATTGCAAGATTACTTAAATTGATATGTCATTAACTAATCGTGAATATCCGTAGTAAAAGAATTACTGGATATAAGTTTAACCCAAAAACATACTTTCTTAAATACAAAATACCTCATTTCTAAAAAAGAGTACATAATTTTAATTTTATTTAGATTTTATAAAACTTAAAAAATCAAAAGATTTTCAAAATTATGTACTCAAAATATAAAAATAGACAGACACATAATATACAAATTTAACTCATTTAACCACTGATGATACCCACAGCAACAATGCCAACAACTCCACCAAACACAGATAACTCTTGGATAATCCTGCGATTATTATAAACAATAGCACTTCCAATCTGCATACCAGTGATGAGAGGATTAGATATATAATCAATATTAGCATAGCTATTCAATTTGTCTGCCAAGTTAAATAGAGCACTATCATCACATGTGGTACCACCCATGATATTGAATGATGTTGACTTGATATTTTTACATTCCATACATTGACTAGCTCCCTCCATGTCATTATATGAGCCAGCATCACATTCAACGCACTTATTATTTTTTTCATAATATCCAATAGGACATTTTGAACATTCGTTATTTCTATCTATGATAGAACCAATCGGGCAAATCAAACAATCATCGGCATTATTCAAATAAGGCATATATTCCCTTGAATTCTTGTCACACTTTCTGCAACTTTTGCGTATTTCAGCAAAAGGATTATTTCCTACAACACTGCCAATCGGACAAAGCGAATGTTTGAGATCAGTATCAGTAGCGCGAGTGCAAATACTACTTCCTTCTTTTGAAACATATCCTTCGGGACAATGAATACAAGTAGTATTTTCAGCAGTGCGGTAATAATTTTCAGGACACTTATCACAAGTGATAGCCTTTTTGTCCAGCTTAGAATTATCATAATTGAACTCATACCCGGGTTTGCAACTGGATGTTGTTACAAATGCCTTCAACGCGTCAATATCATTGGCAACATCATTATGTTTTTTGATAGCATCATCGCGCTCATTCTGGATACGATGACGGCAGTGGCAAGAACTACCCGAACGCATGCGTATCATTCTGGCGTCAACACATGCGATAAGAGTAGCGGCGAAAGCGATTGCAAAGAACTTGGTCATTTGTGAGTAGAAAAAAAAATAAGCGAATATCAATTTTTTTTAGAATCAGTACATATTTATCTAATCCGGTCTCTGATAGCAACGAGATCTAAATCTCTTACACGGTAATGTTCCTTTTTTTTATTAGGCAAAACTCTTTCTATAATAAATGGTAGTTTCCCTTGTTTTAATTCTTCAAGCGCCACTTGTCTCAATTCCATATTACTTGATACATTTTTAATATTACCAATGAAAGGGGTAGCACCGGATGATAACTGTTGCGTCCTTATACCAATTATTTTATCAAATTCATAAATTGTCATAATTGGCTTAGAAATCTTATCTTTACCAAGTGATTCATTAGTTTTAGAAATATCCTCTATATGACTGGCTTTATAAGATATAGACATTAGTTATTGTAATTCTAATATACTAATATCATTTTTTATTTTATATAAAAATAAATTGAGAATAATACAAATGAATAAGAGAATTTTAGATGGAACTACCCATTTAAGCAATGGAGTTAAGGTTTCAAAAAACAATATAATAATAAAATTTCTTGGAGAATTAGATGAGCTAAGTGCTGAGATAGGATATATTAATGCGCTAGTATATAAAAATTTAAAAAAAAATGAAAATCCAACTCTAATCTATAAATACTATGATATACTTTATGACTTTCAAAAAGATTTAAATATGATAGAAAATAAAATATTGTTTGAAAAATCAGATGAAGAATTGAGCACAAATAAAATAGAAAATTATTTAAAAGAGATTGATAAATTATTACCGGTTCAAAGCATGTTTGTATTGTCGGGTGGTAATATAACGATAGCTTCTATTTTTAAAGCTCGTGCAAAATGTAGAACTGCTGAAAGAAGACTAGTATCAATGAACTATTATTATTTTAACTCTGAATCATTAACAAATAATAATATACATAATATTCATGAATGTTTAGAATATATTAATATATTGTCGGATTACTTCTATATATTAGCCAGATATACATATAATGTATTAGAAATTGAAGAGATAGTTATTTAAATGAATTTATAATTACCCACGATATTCCCTTTGATATTTTTGTAAATTTTCATATTTATATATAATATTAAAAATAACTGTATAAAACTGAATATAATAATACTATAACTATTTAATAACAATCCCCATATAACCCATAAGAAATATATTACAGATAATAAAGTAAATGTAAAAAAATCTAAATCTTCTGTTTCATTTGTAATAAATATTTTATAAGCCTGTGGTATGAATGCCATTGTAGATAATATCCCTGCTATTGTAGCAATTATTTCAGCATAAAAATTATTTTCCATTTTTATTAATATAAAATATATTAATTATCCTTTGAAAGAATCTTCGTCATCGTTTTGTGTTTTCTT